CACATCCGCATGGGAGAAAGCGCGCGCCGCATTTCTGGCGAAGCATCCGACTTGTGTGGAGTGCCAGCGTCAAGGGATAGTGACAGTGGCGACCGTCGTTGACCATATCATTCCGCACCGCGGCGACAAGAAGCTATTCTGGGATAGCAAAAACTGGCAATCGTTATGCACCGCCTGCCATAATCAGAAAACAGGCCGAGGCGAATAGCCAGAGCAAGAACACAAGAAGGGAGATGAGATCATGGGAGCAAGAGGACCGGCGCCGAAGCCTACGGCATTGAGGATCTTGGAAGGCAATCCGAGTCATCGGCCGCTTCCGGCAAATGAGCCGAAGCCGGACGTTCCCGAGAAAGTCCCGTCTCCTCCGAAGGGCTTGCTGCCCGCCGCCCGCGCTGAGTGGAAAAGGCTTGCGCCTAAGCTAATCGCGCTGGGCGTTTTGACCGAGGTTGACATGGGCGCGTTTGCGGCGATGTGCCAGAACTACGCCTATTACTTGGCTGCGGATCAGGAAATCACAAAAGGCGGCACCGATCCCGCGGGTACGTATCAGATGTTCACGACCGCGACGGGGTACATGCAACAGCATCCCATGCTTGCGATCCGCAAGCAAAATTATGACAACTGGCGGCGTAGCCTCATGGACTTCGGGCTCACCCCCGCTTCCCGTTCGCGGATCACCGCAGACGAATCCGCAAAGTCCTCCGCCAGCGCTGATCCGATGGAGCGGGTGCTGAACGGGGGATATTGAGATGTTTGATGAGCGAAAAGCAAAGCGAGTTATTAATTTCATAGAAGCGCTTAAACATACAAAAGGCGAGTTTTACGGCAAGTTATTCGAACTGCTAGACTGGCAAAGGCAGATTATTTCGGATGTATTTGGAACTGTCCGCGATAACAGGCCTGATGTGCGACAGTTCACAACTGCATACATCGAAACCCCAAAAAAGATGGGTAAGTCCGAGTTCGGTGCAGCACTTGCGCTAAACATGCTTGTCAATGATGATGAGCAGCGTGCTGAGGTTTATGGTTGCGCCGCCGACCGCAATCAGGCTTCAATCGTATTCAACGTCGCGGTTGACATGGTAGAACAATGTCCACCGCTTGCAAAACGGATTGCGGTAATTCCGTCAACCAAACGCATGGTATACAAGCCTACCAACTCAGTATATCAAGTTCTGTCTTCGGATGTGCCGTCTAAGCATGGATTGAACGTCAGCGCATGTGTGTTCGATGAGTTACATACTCAGCCAAATAGGCAGCTGTATGATGTAATGACTCAAGGTTCTGGCGATGCGCGAAAGCAGCCGCTTTGGTTCTTTTTGACCACCGCGGGAACTGACCGAAACAGTATCTGTTGGGAAGTGCATCAAAAGGCGAAGGATATACTGGATGGCCGCAAGGCAGACCCCCGCTTTTATCCCGTCATTTTTGGCCTTGACGAAAACGACGATTGGCAAGATGAAAAAAACTGGTACAAAGCGAACCCGTCGCTCGGGCACACCATCGACATTGAGAAGGTCCGAGACGCTTACCGCAAGGCGATCGAGACGCCCGCCGACGAGAATGAGTTTCGGCAGTTGCGTCTTAACCAATGGGTTAAACAGTCTGTTCGCTGGATGCCGATGGACAAATGGGACGCCTGCGCTTCTTCCGTTGACGCCGAGCGTCTCAAAGGTCGCCCGTGCTACGCCGGGCTAGACCTTTCAAGCACATCGGACTTGACGGTCTTCCTGTTGGTATTTCCGCCCATCGAAGAGGACGAGCCGTATCAGATTATCTCGTTTTTCTGGCTTCCAGAAGAAACGCTCCCGTTGCGCGTGCGTCGCGATCATGTTATGTATGACGTTTGGGAGAAGCAAGGCCACATCAAAACCACCCAAGGCAACGTCGTTCATTACGGCTTCATCGAGAAGTTTATCGTCGGGCTTGGGAAGATGTATAACATCCGCGAGATTGCCTATGACCGCTGGAACGCGACGATGATGGTTCAGAATCTCGAGGATGACGGGTTTACAATGATCCCGTTTGGCCAGGGATTCCGCGATATGTCCCCGGCGACGAAGGAGCTGATGCGCGTCGTGCTTGAAAAAAAGCTGGCGCACGGCGGCAATCCGGTGTTGCGCTGGAACTTGGATAACGTCTTTGTCAAGCGCGACCCGGCTGGCAACATCAAGCCGGACAAAGAGCAATCAACCGAGAAGATTGACGGCGCGGTGGCGCTGGTCATGGCTCTCGATCGAGCGCTGAAAAATGGATCGGTTCAAACGGGCAGCGTTTATAGCAAACGTGGCCTGTTAGTTTTATAGGGAGGTGATCGAATGTGAGTTTCCATCCGTTTTCCAAACGGTCCAGAGATAAGCCGTCGCCCAAGAATTCGGTGAGCGAAGCCGCGACCTTCTTTTTCGGCACCGGGTCGTCCGGCAAAACCGCGACTCCGCGCACCGCAATGCAAGTGTCGGCGGTATACGCGTGCGTGCGCGTCATCTCGGAAACGATTGCCTCTCTACCGCTGCACCTCTACCGCTACACCGATGCGGGTAGCGAAAAAGTCTATAACAATCCGCTTTATCGGATTGTCCACGACGAGCCAAACAGCGAAATGACATCGTTCGTTTGGCGCGAAGCGATGCTCGCGCACTTGAACTTGTGGGGCAACCACTACTCGCAGATTATTCGGAACGGACGCGGCGAGGTCGTCGCGCTGTACCCGCTGCTCCCCGACAAGATGACGGTCGACCGCGACGCGCGCGGGGCGCTGACCTACACGTACAAGACCAATGGTGTCGACCGTATGCTCGATCCGAGCGCGGTTTTGCATATTCCGGCGCTTGGCTTCGACGGCGTGATGGGTTATAGCCCGATCGCGCTTGAACGGAATGCTATATCGCTCGGAATTGCCGCCGAGGAATACGGCAGCAAGTTCTTCGCAAACGGTGCAAACCCAAGCGGCGTTTTGACGCATCCCAGTGCGGTCAAAGATATCGATGCGTTGCGCCAAAGTTGGAACGCCGTATACGGCGGTAGCCAGAACAGCGGTAAAGTCGCCGTGCTTGAAGAGGGCATGAAGTTTGAGAAAGTCTCCATCCCGAACAACGACGCCCAGTTTATCGAGACGCGTAAGTTCCAAATTTCCGAGATTGCGCGCATCTATCGAGTGCCCCCGCACATGATCGGCGATCTCGAGCACGCAACGTTCTCGAACATCGAGCACCAGTCAATCAGCTTCGCGCAACACACGATTCGCCCGTGGGCGGTGCGCATTGAACAGGCAATGAACCGCGCGCTGTTGACGCCGGAACAGAAACAGACCATGTTCTTCGGAATCAACATCGACGGCTTGCAACGCGGCGCCTACAAGGAACGCATGGACGGCTACGCGCAAGGATTCCAGAACGGCTTCCTGTCCGTGAACGACATCCGTGAGCTTGAAAACATGAACAAGTCGTCTGAGCCGAACGCAGATAAGTACATGATCAACGGGAACATGGTGCCGTTGGACATGGCAGGCGCCGCGTATACCAACAAGCAAGGAGGAAGCAAGTGAAGCATTTCTGGAACTGGGTACGCGACGCCGATGAAGGCGAGGCGCGCACCCTGAGGCTTGAAGGGGTGATCGCCTCGGAGAGCTGGTACGACGACGAGGTGACCCCCGCCGCCTTTAAGGCAGAGCTCATGGCCGGCTCTGGGCCCGTGACCATTTGGGTCAACAGCCCAGGTGGCGACGTGTTCGCCGCGGCGCAGATCTACAACATGCTGATGGAGTACCCCGGCGACGTAACGGTCAAGATCGATGCGCTTGCGGCCAGCGCGGCCTCGGTCATCTCAATGGCCGGAACCAAGGTGCTCATGTCCCCGGTAAGCAACATGATGATACACAATCCGGCAACCATTGCATGGGGCGACAGCGAGGAGATGCGCAAGGCCATTCAGCTCCTTGACGAGGTCAAGGAAAGCATCATGAACGCTTATGAGATCAAAACCGGCATGTCTCGCGCGAAGCTGTCCCATCTCATGGACGCCGAAACTTGGATGTCCGCCAATAAGGC